CACCCGTTGTAACTATCTGCCAACCAGGGGCTATTTCTGTTGTCGTAGCAGTCGATATAGTAAGTGGTGTTGCAAAGTTTACGATTGCAAATTGCGGATTGGTAATTTGATTATCTGTTTCTACTGCGGCGGCACCGGGATTAATGGAATTCGATCCATCTGGAATATAATTTTCTACAAGATAAATAAGTGCGTCATTCTGTGATGGTGATGCCGTGCCGTCATTTTTGCGCCACTCTAATCGATAAACTAAGCTGGGGTCAAAATATATATTAGGATTTAATGTTCCGTTGGCAAGTACTTCAATGGGATCAGGCAATACTACCGATCCTGAAGCGTCAGCATATACTGGCTGCGGCAAATATGGCAACGTGTTCTGAAGCGTGTAGAACCAGAACGAATCATCCATTTGCGACCCATTAAGATCGACAAATGACCATATTGGATTAATTCCTCTCACTAACGTGACCATGCAGTAAATATCCCTTTCATCTAGTTGATTCATTCTACACTTAATCGCGCTTCATTCAAGATAGCAAGCAACTCGGGCGGTATCTGCATATTATATTTTTTGAAATGAATTAAATCTGCTTCTTGTGATGGGGTTAAGGTTTTTGGGGTTGAATTTGCGTTAGCAGAAAGGTCTGCGTTAGTAGAAGGTTTAGTATAAGGATTATAATCTCCGCCATATTGGCGGTTGTGAGGGTCACTTTTGGCGGTTGTGATTGCAGATTTGGCGGAGTTGTTTAACTCTTGACCTGCCCTAACCGCCAATATGGCGGAGGTGTTGAATAATAGACCAAGTGATATTCGTCTATTATATCCTCTTCCAGTGCAATTAATGAGCCCGAATTTTACTAATTCAGGAATTCGTCTTTCAACATTTCTTAATGATATTCGGCAATTTTCTGAAATTGATTCATTGGTGTAAATAATAGGTCTTGGTGAGTCTTTCAATACTTTGAATAAAGCTCGCATAATTTCTTTATGTTCTGGATTGGTGTCTGGATGATTTATTACGACATGAGGGATTTGATCATAAGAAACATTTGATATTTTGTTAGCCATGCTTTATTATTATCCTGTATTGACTGGAATCATACACTTGCCGGACAGTTTGAAGGACTATCCGGCAAAACTTACTCATTACGATCTATCTGATCATAATTTATCGATTGATTATATCAATTCATCACATCAAATTACAGGCAATAAAAAACCCCAATTAAGGGGCTTCTGATTCATCACCAAACAAACACCTTGACAACTAAAGAGCATCAAGTTATTATTTGAGCATATTAATAACGGGGATACAAAATGATTCTTTTCTTGGTTGGTATGGCGATATTCGGAGTTTTAAGATGGTCATTATCTCCGAACGAGTAGTTATTTACCAATTGCACCAAACATCTTGCTCATTAATTAGGAGATATCATGGGTTTTATAATTTTAGGTTTTCTAATGTACGCCATTCCATCATATTTATCGGATGACTGGAGCAATCCTTGGGCTAAGTCATATGATACGTATCATGATGGCGATCTTCCTGATATCGATGACTAGTCTCTTTCATTGCTTCGTAGTTTATTCATCACAAATTCCAGTGTCGCCAATCCACCTATAGGAATTCCCAGTTTAGATAATGGTTTATAAACATTTTTTTCTAATTTATGATATTGACGATATTTGTTTTGGCCTTTTGCCATTAAATCAGCTATATCTTTATGTCCAGCTTTGGCAAGATGCTCTCTAACTTCTCCAATTAATTTATGACGCAACTTACTCGCTTCAATTCCTGCTAATCTTTCCGCGCCTGATGAGGAGTTTGTTAAGTGAGAGCCTATCTTTCCTAAATCTGATTGCAATGTAAATAAAGAGCCATAATCGCCTTTTGATGCTTGTTTCATCAAGTCATTATATGCAGAAGATGAAGGTAATGTTTTTTTAACTTCATTTAACACGGATTTAGATATTGGTAGCCCAGTAACATTTCTTTCTTTTGCAAGGCTTTGAGCTTTTTTCAATGATTTTGCACCAACGCCTTTTGTTAAAGGAAGTTCTCCGAGCGCTTTAAAAATAGGGTTTGTGAGCGGCGCAGCGGCTATTCCTGTTGGTATTCCGCGGATAAGTTCATCGCCTGGCTTTCGGCCTTGAACGCCTGTAGCTTCAGGATAATTGAATTCTTGAGGCAACACATTTTCAGGCAATCTAAAACTAGAAGTGTCTTTAGGAAACATGCCTTTTGCAACCAAGTAATCTCTCAGATTCCCAGGCGCGCTTAAAATGCCATGTCCTAATTCACCTAATCCTGCGCCGATATTTTTAGTCGCGCGTCCTGGATTTTGTAGAATTTGCTTTCCGGCGCCGATGGCTTCTTGTGGAAGATTCATCAAAGATTCCGGAAGGCTATTTGCTTTATTAACTGCCAAATCAAATATATCCGATCCAATTCCTGATAGTCCTTGTTTTTCAGTAATTGGCGTTTCTTTATGAGAAAGTCCAATATGAGAGTAAAATTCATTCTTGGGAACCGATGAATAATATTTTCTATGCAATGCATCAGCTAATTCTTGATCACTTCTATTCGCATATTCAGGATATTTATTTCTTATATCTGCTAATGAAGCCATTTTTACTCTCCAAATAATCCAAGTGGGTCTTTGTTAGATGAGCTTTGTGACTGTACCGGCCCACCAACCAACTCAAGATTTCGATCTAAAGCATTTTTTAATTCTTTTCTCATAGATTCAAGCTTGCCGATTGCCACATTTTGTTGCTCTCCGAAGCTGGGCTTTAGTTGCGCGGCCATTTTTAATGCAACAATATTTCCTTTTGATGAAAGCTTTGATTCAAGTCCAGCAATTCGATCAGCGAGTAGGTTTTGAAATACCCCCGCCTTCTTATTTTTAGTTGTTTTTGCAAATAAATCAGGTGCCATATAATGACCAAATAAATCAGGATTTTCTTTGGCTATATCTAACAACTCATCCACTCCTTGTAATGATTGCTGCAATTGAGGCAAATCTTTTTTAGCAGATAAGACGGCTTTTTGTTTCTCTTTCTCACTGCCCAAATCAATCTTCGCATTCTCAAATGCTAACTTATCTTGCAATGTAGCCGCTCTTTTAGCTTCAGGCGTTTCAACCGGCATCTTATAACCACTTTTAACAGCATACATTTTTTGCAAAGGATTCAAATTATTCCAATCCAATCCTTGATGCTGTGGCTGATGTGGCTGTTGCATTTCCTGTTGCTCAGGGGCACCCATCATCTCAGGCTGTTGCTGCTCTTCAGGTTGCATCATTGCGCCTTGACCTTGGGGCATCCCCTGATTCTGCATCATGTCACGCAAAGCATTAAATTGTTGAGGCTGTTGCTGCTGCTCTGCTGCTTGACCACTATTCATATTTCCAAGCGCATTCATTTCATGCATAAATCTATTGATTGCATAATCGGGATTTTGACTATTTAAATAATTTTGATGAGCCTCTGATCGAGCCTGTCCCGCTCTACTATTAGCAGCAGCTGCATTGGCCATCATTGCCTTCAGATGCTGAATCTCGAATGGCTCCATAGTTTGCATATGCTGCGTGTTGGCGCGATTAGTCGCATTCTGAACTAGCTGACGATAGAAATTACTACCAGTCGTAAACCCTTTTTGCATGGGCTCAAACCCTGTTGCCATTTGATTTGGAATATTCAATGCCATGATTATTGACCTCCAATCTTATTGCCAATCCAACCGCCGAGCTGTTTACCCATTGGGCCGCCAAGTGCAGCGCCTCCTAATCCAGCTAATCCCCCGAACAAGCCACTCAACATATTGCCGCCCGCTGCTTGTTGATTGTATTTGAGATTAGCTTGGTCTTGTCCCATTTGTTGATTCATATTAGCGCTTTGTCCAGCAGCACCAGCGCCAATGCCATACATGTTTTGCCCCAATCCCATTCCAGCTAGATACTTGTCCATCATGTCTTTCATGTAATTCTGTCTGTCTGCTTGCATGATGTTTGATGATCCATGTTGAATATTGCTCAATGCAGCGCTAGAACCACCTAGTCCCATGGCACTTGCAGCGTCCATTCCGCCTGTTTGAGCTTGCTGTTGCAACTGTTGGGCATAAGGGCTAGTCTCATATCCTTTCGACCATTCATCCTGCAATTGGCCAGGATTCATTAGTTTTGAGTACATATCATTTAATCCTTGGCCAGCTTGTTGTCCTTGCTGAATATAAGGACTTAATTGCTGCTGACCTTGGTTAAAATAACCTCGCTCAGTTTCACCAGCTTGTTGATACGGTTTGCCTGGATGCATAAAGCTTGAAAACCAACTCATGATAACCTCCTGTTAAGCTAGAACGACTATCACGTCGTTGACTTTCGCTTTTAATTGATGGGTTGTAATATCGTAATATATTGAGCCATTTTGTGCATTGACTGCAAGCACTGTTATTTGTGCCGTGGTATAAGATGGCGCAATGAGATTGTCTTCTAATGTCTGAACGATGCTGTTCAGTGAATCAACCAATACTGCAAGCCATGCTCGGAATTCAAAACTAAAATTATCAGCCGCCAACGGAACGGCATCAATCCTATCGAGAAATATCAATTGGCACCTCCGCTCGCGCGCCTAACATTCATAACAGCGCCTAGAATAACTATTGGAGCAGCACTAACAGCAATTAATTTATAAACTCGATTCCTAGATGGCCCACCCTGATACCAGCGCATTCTCCATTGATATACGCCTAATTGACTGAACTCCAAAACATCAGCGGAATAGAAGCTAACTCCACCGTCATCTGATATGTAAAGTTCGATGTGAGGCTTAAACAAATCATTATAGATTGTTTCGTCAAGCGACGGAGTTGCCGTACCCTCTTCAACGATATAAGTAATACCATCCTCAGCCACCATATAAACGGGATCACCATGTATATCAGGTAATTCTCCAACAATGAATACTGTATTCTGGAATCCATTTGATGATTTAATATAAGTCGCATCACCAAAGACAAAATCAATTTCTACATACTCTGTGATCGTTTCACTATAATCAGGCTCTGAAATAATTGGCGTCACATTCTCATATCGTAATGGATAAGCCAAGAATGCCAGATTTGATTGCGGGTCTGGCTCTAAAGGATTGCGAATCTCATTGAAATAAACCGAACCCGTCATGTTATAAATGGATGGATCATCTCTAACCGTTACCAAATGTTTATTATTAAAGAATTCATGTGATTCGATTCGATTACGCTGGCCATTTACTTCAATATTTTTATGCCAAGTCTTCGTATTGAAATTATATTCCAAACAAACCGACAAGGAAGCATCATCTAATGTCCCAAATGGAACGTATGGTCCGATTGAAACCCTGTAAAAAACAGTGTCTTCATATTGATATAAGAAGCCTTCAGCGTCTAAATTAAGGACTCCTTCTATGGTCGAATTATTGGCAATATTCTGAAGCAACACATTTACTGCTTGAGTTGATATTGGCTCCGGTGATTGCCCGCTGCTACTCATGAACTCAACCAATCCATTCCTATTTTGAGCGAGCCACGTCATCATCCCGAAATCAACGTCTAATGTGTCAGGATCGGCGATACCATAATTGAACTGGAATGATGTGTTCTTGCGCCAAGGGAAAGTAGTTTTAGTTGTACCATCATCAAATAAACTTGGCGTGTTTGACCATATACCAGTCGAGAAATCAGTGAAGATGTACAGCTGATTCTGAAGCACACACATTTGCCTAATGATTCCAGATTCTTGAGCGAATACGTTTGGCGTGTCACCGGGAACATTAAAGCAATCGGCAGGTGAATAAGTTGTTCCCATGTTAATTTGTGTCAGCTGGAATTGGGTTGAATTGCGACTAGATACCGCGAATCTATTGCCGAATGCTACGGGAAATAAAGGATTTACAGGCGCATGTGTATCGGTGACTAATGTCATTACTGCAGGAAATGTAGCTTCATCTATAACAAAAATATTAGTTCCATCACACAGCATGCAAAATACTGCTTGCGATGTTGTTCCAACACCCGGCGTTTGAATCAAAGGTAAATAAGCAAAATTCAAATCACCAGCACTTTGTGTAAAAGCAGGAATAGCAATCTGCACAGTATCAAAAGATAAATTAACCTGCCAAATCTGCCTGCCAACAACGATGTAAACATAATCAATAGACCTAAATATCTTGCGTGGCTGTTGATCATAAATCAGAATGTTTTCATCGCCTCTAGTGACGTGTTGGCGACCCATAGTAGGATATAAAGCTTGCTTTTGCTTGCCACTTTCAGCAGCCACTGCATACCAGTTTGAAGTGGATTGCGAGCTGAATTGCGTAAAACGTTGCGCATCGAATGAATTGAAGATAGGCAGATTCTTTATCGGCATAATTAAATCCCCGCCCTAACTCGCCAGGCTCCATTCAGCCAACTTTCACTATTAACATTAATATCTAAATTCTGACTTGAATTAGACTCCATATCTTGCTTCAAAGTCATGTAATTCTGCTCTAACTCAGGAGTCCAAGCACTCATGCGTCCTTTGTAAACCGCCAAATACTTTGCTAGGGCAAACTGAAGATACAAATAAAAGTACGTCGGCAATTCGCTCATATCATCATTAGCGGTCAATGTAGCGAGCTGGAATTTACCATAAACAGTTAAATCGTAAGGCTGACTAGGTTTAGGGTAAATCTGCACGCGAGTGATGTTTGTTTCTGGTTGCACAATGATGAAACGCGGCAATCCAGCAAGTGGTTCGTATTTATAACTTGAAAAGAATTCTGTGCGAGATTCGTCAATTAATGGGTATGTAATGCCGTTCAATGAAACCCAGGCATTTAGAAGGTTAACTAGTCGTCCTTCAGTTGTAACATCAGGCGTTGGAACAAAATCAGATGGTCCGAATGTTATTTCACCAACTCCAATACCTACTGCAAAATTGACTTTCTTGGACACTGTAATCATTAAGCCGTTTGCACTGTATTGGCCAAGCAATCTATTTAATATAGCTATGCCTTTTGATAAGTCATCGCCATGCAATGGGACTGTTGGCGTTGATGCACTGACAATTTGATAAGAGTCTGATACGAACGATCTTACTGATTGGGTTGGCTCTGACATTTACGGCCTCTCTTGGGTTTGATGTCAACAATATTGCTTTGTTCATCTTCAATAGGCGCTGTCTTTTCTACATTCCACAATCGGCTATTAATTAAATCTGTGAATTCTTGATAGGATTTTGCTAACTTTTTATCATCTTTGCTGTAAACAAACGCGCAGAAATGATCGCGGGATACCCATCTTCCCATATATAAAACTTGTGTATCGAGCATTATTAACCTCGTGGATGATGTTTGCTGCCATAATGGCCGCGATCCATAAGTCGGCCTTTCATCGCCTTTCTTTCTATTAACATATCTTGAGCATGTTTAGATTCTTTATATGGACTAGGCAAATCATTTGTGGGCTGTGGATTTCCTTCTTTCACTTCTCTTTCTTTTTTATCATTGATATAGGCATCATTATCATAATTCATAATTTTCACCAAAT